GCGCCGACGCCTGCGCACCGGCAGCCGCGGCCCGCCCAAAAACAGCGCGCGGCCGGCAGCGGCGTGATCGCCGGCAAGCCCTACCACCGCGGCGCGTTGTGGCTGAACTACAGCGGAGCGCCGCGCTGATGCTGCTCCGATCGCTGCAGGAAGACGATGCGGTGACGACGCCGACGGGTCGGCCCGCGCTGGTGGTGAAACGTCTGGACGCCGACCGCCTCGAAGTCCGCTACACGGACGACGAGGGCGGTACCGCCGATTTGCTCGAATATCAACTGCGGCCGTCGTACCGCCGCGGCCCGCGTTTCCGGAGCCCGCGCTGATGCGCGCAAAGCCCAAGGCCGAACCGTTCGCCTACACCTTCGGCATGCTGCTGTGCGCTGCAGCCGCGTCGATCGTGGTGAGCCTGGCGCTGTCGTGCCTGGTGTGCGCGGTGTTCCCGCTCTGGCTCCTGACGCTGCCGATGCGGATCTGGAGCGGGGTTCGGAAATGAAGCGACTGCGGATGCCGGCCTACGGCAACGCGCTCCACGAGCGCCGTATGGCGGGCGATCATCCGCTCGAGTGCGTGCTCGAGTTCTCCGACTTCTGGCCGAAAGTGCCGGAGGGCAGTTTGACCCCGCCGAGGCTGGCGCTGAGCCCACGGGAATACCGTCCAGGCGTCTACGACTTCCGCGTGGTGGTGGGGATGGTGGTGACGATCCGGTGCGGCCGCGGGGTGCGCACGCGGCCGCTGCTGTGGCTCGCCGGCGAGCTCGGAAAGCACGCGGCCTACATCGATATCGAAGGGCATTGGCGGCATCGCGTCAGCGCGCAGCTGCTGGCGTTTCGTCTTGGCCGCGAGAGCGGCCGTCGTGCGTGGGCGCCCTGGTGGCCCCGCGAAACCGAACGGATAAACAGTGAGCGAATCCAGCTCTGGCTCAAAGCCGCCCAAGGGCGACTCGAGCAAGAAACTCAAGAGCGTCGCGCCGCCTGATGCGCTCGCCAGCCAGTTCGCCGCTGCGGGAGTTTCTGAACTGTGGCGGGAGCGCCTCGCGCGCACGGAGGCGGGCGCGGTGGTGGCGTGCCTCACGAACTACGTGCTCATCTTGCGCAACGAGCAGGAGTGGCAGGGCGTGATCGCCTACGACGAATTCCGCGGCTCCGTGATGAAGCGCAAGCCGCCGCCGTTCACCGTCGCCAGCCTGGGCGAGTGGCTGGACGAGGATGACGTCCGATTGCGCTTCTGGTTCGCGGAGCGTTACGGCATGCGCAAGCTGGCGGCCGACGAGATCCGCGATGCCGTGTTCAACGTCGCCGACGGCCACCGCTACCACGAGGTCCGCGAATACCTGCAGGGGCTCAAATGGGATGGCGCGCCGCGCATCGATCACTGGCTGTCCATGTATCTCGGAGCCCCCGACACAGAGCACAGCCGGCTCGCCGGCCGCAAGTGGCTGGTCGGGGCGGTGTTGCGGGTAATGCGGGCGCCCATCAAGTTCGATCACGTGCTGATCCTCAAGGGCGACCAGGGCATCGGCAAGAGCACGACGTTCAAGATCCTCTTCGATCCGTGGTTCACCGATGCGGCCTTCGATCTGCGCGACACCCAAGAGGCCGCGATGGTGATGCGCGGGCACTGGGGCTGCGAGTTCGCCGAGCTCGACAGCTTCAACCGCGCGGAGGACAACGCGGCGAAGGCTTTCTTCTCGCGCGATCGCGACGTGTTCCGCAATCCCTACGGCCGCCGCATGCAGAGTGTCCCGCGACAGCAGGCGTTCGGGGGGACCGTCAACCACGACGCGATCTTCAAGGACGTCAGCGGCAATCGCCGCTACTGGGTCATCGCCGCGCAGCGCTGTGACTTCGAGGCGCTGGCCAATGACCGCGACCAGCTGTGGGCCGAGGCGATGCACATGGCCGAAGCCGGAACCGAGGTTCACTACATCCGGCGCACGGAGATGGCGCTCTTCAAGGACGCCGCTGAGTCGTCCGTGATCGGTGACGCCTGGGAGACCAAGATCCGGCGCTACGTCAACGACGCCGATCAGCGGTCCAGGCCGTGGTTCACGACGGCGGATCTGCTGCAGCACGCGCTGCACATCGACGCTGGCCGCTGGACCGAGGCCGAGCAACGGCGGATCGGGCGCTTGATGCAGCACCGGCTCGGATGGGTGCGCGAGCGCGAGCCGATCGGCGATCGCGACTGGGGTTACCTGCGGGCAGGGGTTTCAAAAGAGGACTTCGTCACCTGGTGCAAGGAGAAGTATCAATGATCCGTCCCGTTGCGTCCCGTTCCGTCCTGATGATTGGTAAACCAATGGGACGGAAAAACACCAGCAAAATCAATGCGCCGTCCCAGCCGTCCCAGAATCCCGCGTCCCGTGGGCGCGTGCGTGCGTGGGCGCACACGCGCGCGCGCACGCGCAGGCGCGCAATCCCTCCTTCTCTGGGACGTATGGGACAACAAGGACGGAGGGCAGCAGCATGATCGGAGGCCGGCCGCTGGATTACGTCATGTCCCGCCTCGGGCGCTGGGCGGTGTGGTGCAAGTGGAACCAGGGGCCGACTGGTCCCAAGCGTGTCCAGTCCCAGCTGGCCAACGTGCGCACCGAGGTCCAATCCACGGCGAGCATGGAGACCTGCCCGGTGAGCGAGGCCGAAGCGCACGAGACTGATCAGTGCGTGAAGGCGCTGGGCGCCGAGCTGAAGCAGGCGATCATGCAGTCCTACCTGCACGGGGGCACGGCCGAGGCCAAGGCCGCACGCCTGGGCTGTTGCCGCAAGACCTACTACAACCGCCTCGATGCGGCTTACGTCCGGTTGCTCGATCTGTTTACTTCGGTGGCGGCGGGGTTGCCGATCCGCGAACACGAGATTCAACGCTGTGCCGCTTGACGCGATTACACAAAGTCCGTACATTTCGTGGCACGCTGGTGTGAAGCACCGGCAGCAGATGCCCGAGGCCTAAGCCCCTCGGGCATTTTCATTTCCTCCTGACGTAGTGGTGATCGCGATCGCCGGCCCTTCCTCCCCGGCAGCGCATTGACGGCCCGCTTCCCGCGGGCCTTTTTATTCTGGAGTGCACGATGCCTGCCGCTGCGCTGCGTCCGTGCACCCACCCTGGGTGTGGCTTGCTGACGGAGCGTGGTCGTTGCGAGCGGCATCGCGCGCAGGTTTCCCGTGAAACAGACGAGCGACGAGGTTCCGCCTCCTCTCGTGGCTATGGTCGCAAGTGGCAGGTCGCACGCGCTGCGTTCCTGCGCGCTCACCCGCTGTGCCAGTGTGACGAATGCGACGAGGGACGGAAGCGCGTAACCGCGGCGACCGTCGTAGACCATCGCATTCCCCATCGCGGCGATCTCAAGCTGATGTGGGACCGTAGTAACTGGCAGGCGCTCGCAAAGCCATGCCACGACAGAAAGACAGCTACGCAAGACGGTGGCTTCGGTCGCGCGCAGGGCCCGGGTGGTGTGGGGTAGGGCGGGTCTAATCTCTAGCAGTTCAAAACTGTAGACCGTTTTCGCAACCAAATTTTCGCGCGCGGGGGTTTTGGGGAGGGGGGTATCAGGGCAGGGGTGGATCAAAGGTGACCTATGGGCGCGCGTGGACCGAAACCGATGCCGGCGACTGTTCACCGGCTGCAGGGGAACGCCAGCAAGAAGGCCATCGCCGATCTGATCGACGGCGTCCAGCCCACGATCGAGATCCCGGGCTGCCCGCAACACCTGCTGCCCGCCGCGCGCAAGGAGTGGAAGCGCATCTCGCCTCTACTCGAGGAGCTGGGGCTCATCGCCAAGATCGACCGCGCCGCCCTGGCGCTGTACTGCCAGGCGTATGCGTGGTGGGTCTGGCATGAGGAGCGGCTCCAGGCGGACATCAAGCGCAGCGCGGAGAAGCGCGCCGCGTGGGAAGCCGATCCGAAGAACGCCGGCGCCGAGTGGGCGGGTGGCGATGGCTTCCAGCTGCCGACACCTAACGGCAGCTTCACCTACAGCCCGCACTGGGTGGGCAAGAACAAGGCGGCCGAGCAGCTCGACAAGTTCCTGCAGAGCTTCGGCCTGTCGCCGTCGGCGCGGGCCCGGGTGACGCCGTCGGAGAATTATCCGTTCCTGCCCGGGATGGAGCCGGCGCAGGGCGAGTCGCCAAAGGCGAAGATCACGTCGCTGCGCGATTTCGCCCCGCCGCGCGTGTGAACTACGCGGCGCGCGCGCGCGCATACGCCGAGGATGTCCTAGCCGGCCGGATCGTCGCCGGCCGGTGGGTGAAGGCGGCATGCCGGCGGCACCTGGACGATCTGGAGCGGGCGGAGACCGATCCGGCTTTTGCGTTCCGCTTCGACGAAGACAAGGCGGGGCGAGCGTGTTCGTTCGTCGAGCTGCTGCCGCACATCAAGGGTGAATGGGCGCGGCCGGAATGGATCGACGGGGCGATGCGTTACCCGAAGATCCAGCTCGAGGCTTGGCAGGTGTTCTTCGTCGCGGTCCTGTTCGGCTGGGTGAGCGTGGCCACGGGGCTTCGGCGGTTTCGCCGCGCCTACCTCGAGGTGGCGCGCAAGAACGCGAAGAGCACGCTGGCGTCGGCGATCGCGCTCTACATGCTGACGGCCGACGACGAACCTGGCGCCGAGGTCTACAGCGCGGCGACGAAGAAGGACCAGGCGAAGATCGTCTGGGAGGTGGCCCGCCAGATGGTGAGCCGCGAGGCGGACTTCCGAGCGCTGGGCGTCGCGCACAACACGCGCGCGATCTTCCAGGCGGCCACCGCCAGCAAATACGAGCCCATCGGGCGCGATTCGGATTCGCTCGACGGTCTGAACACGCACTGCTTCATTTCCGACGAGCTGCACGCCCAAAAGGATCGCGGCGTCTACGACGTGCTGGACAGCTCGACCGGCGCGCGCAGCCAGCCGCTGGGGATCGGCATCACGACCGCCGGCAGCAACACCGCCGGCGTGTGCTACGAACAGCGCAGCTACCTGGCCAGGATCCTGAACACCACGCTGCTGGCGCACGGGGGGCTGGGCTACCGGGTCGAGGGCTCGGCGCTGGCGGACGACACCTACTTTGGCCTGATCTACACGCTGGACACGGGCTACGCTGACGGCCGCCCCGACGACGACTGGGCGGATCCAGACGTCTGGACGAAGGCCAACCCGAACCTGGGCGTATCGGTGAGCCTCGAGGACATGGTCAACGCCTGCACGAAGGCGAAGGCGAGCCCGCAGTCGCAGGGCGAGTTCCGCACCAAGCGCTGCAGCCAGTGGGTGGCCGCCGAGGCCGCCTGGATGGACATGACGCAGTGGCAGGCCTGCGGCGATCCGACGCTGCAGGAGGCCGACTTCGCGCACGAAGACTGCGTGGTTGGCCTCGACGCCGCGTTCAAGACCGACCTGTTCGCCAAGGTCAAGGTGTTCCGGCGCGGCGAGCACTTGTATGCGTTCGGCACCTACTGGGCCCCGCAGGCGCAGGTGGACGCCAAGGGCAACGACCAGGTGCGGGCGCTGGCGGCGGAAGGGCACATCACCGTCGCCGACGGGGCGGTGATCGATATCGAGCTGGTGCGCGCGGCGATCCGGGCGGACGCGGAGGGGCACGTGATCCGCGAGATCGCCTACGACCCGGCGCAGCTGACGCAGTTCGCCACCGAGTTGCTGGCCGAGGGCTTCCAGGCGGTCGAGATGCGGCCGACGGTGCTGAACTTCAGCGAGCCGATGAAGAAACTGAGTGAACTGGTGCTCGAGCGCCGGTTCCACCACAACGGCGACCCGGCGCTGGCGTGGATGATCGGCAACGTGATCTTTCACCGCGATCACAAAGACAACATTTACCCGAACAAGCAGCGGCCCGAGCAGAAGATCGACGGCGTCATCGCCCTGATCATGGCGCTCGGGCGGCTGCTCGCGCAGCCGGCGGCCGCGCAGGCCCCTACGGAGGTTCTCGTCGTATGAACCCAAAAGTCTATGACGTGTGCCTCCTCACGGGGCTGCTGTTGATCGCCGGCGGGGTGGCCTGCTGGAGCGTGCCGGCCGCGCTGGTGGTCACCGGCACGCTGGTGATCGCGCTGACGCTGGCCGGCGCCGTGCTGACGACCCGCCGCGGGGGCAACTGATGTTTCTCTCGCGCTTTGGCGCCGCCGCCGGCGACGACCGTTCGCCCTGGGGAAACTTCTGGTTCGAGCCCGTATCGATGCGCACGCTCTCGGGCGTTCGGGTGTCGCCCGACCAGGCGATGCGGCTCACGGCGGTTTACGGCTGCGTGGCGCTGCTCGCCAAGATGATGGCGACGCTGCCGTTCTGTCTGTACCGCACCGCGGAGGACGGCACCAAAACGCCCGACCGCAAGCACTGGCTGTACCGGCTGTTCGCGCGCCAGCCCAACCGCTGGCAGACGCCGTTCGAGTTCACGGAAATGCTGCAGGGGCACGTGGTGCTCCGCGGCAACAGCTACTGCCGCATCATCGGCAACGCCCGCGGCGAGATCGACGAGCTGGTCCCGATCCACCCGGACCGCGTCTCGGTCGAGATCCTCGACAGCGGCGTGCCGCGTTACCGCGTGAAGCGCCCGAACGGTTCGGATGAAATCCTGTCCGCCGGCGCGGTGTGGCAGGTGCGCGGCCTGTCGTCGAACGGCTACACCGGGATCAACCCGATCGAGCTGGCGCGCGAATGCGTGGGCGAAGGCCTGGCCATGCAAGCGTACTCGGCGCAGCTTTTCGCCAACGACGCCAAGCCCGGCGGCGGCTGGATCGAGTTCCCGGGCAGCTTCAAGGACACGGCCGCCCGCACCACGTTCCGCGAGTCCTGGCAGGCGGCACAGGCCGGCAGCAACCGCGGCAAGGTGGCGGTGCTCGAATCCGGCATGAAGTATCACGAGATCGGGCTCAACAACAAAGACGCCCAGTTTCTCGAAGTGCGGCAATTGAAGGTCGCGGAGATCTGCCGGCTCTTTGGCGTGCCGCCGCACCTGGTGGGGGATCTGTCCCGCGCCACCTTCAGCAACATCGAACAGCAGTCGCTCGAGTTCGTGAAGTACTCCATGCTGCCCTGGGCCGAACGCTGGGAGTCGTCGATTCAGACCAGCCTGCTGCCCGACGAAGAAGGCCTCGACGTCGAGTTCGAGATGGAGAACCTCGAGCGCGGCGACAGCAAAGCCCGCGCCGAGTACTACGCGAGCGGCATCACCAATGGCTGGCTGACGCGCAACGAGGCGCGCCACAAGGAAAACCTGAACGCGCTCGACGGTCTCGATGAGCCGCTGCAGCCGCTCAACATGACCAAGGCGGGCGAGGATCCGGCGGAAGACCCGCCCGGCGTCACCCGCACCCCGGCGCCGGAGCCGTCCGACGACGCGGAAGCGCGCCTCGCCGCCGTCGTGCGCTCCAATGCGCAACGCCTCGCGCGGCGGGCGGTGAAATCGCAGATGAGCGCCGCCGAACTGGTGCCGCTGATCGTCGAAACGCTGGCGGTACCGGAAGACGCGGCCATCGCCGCGGTGGGCACCCGCCTGCGCGGCCTGCTGGAACACGATCTCGCCGCCGAACTGACCGCGCTGGCCCTGCCGGCGAAACCGAAGGAGTAACCCATGCGTCACGCGCTGCTCGTCTCCGAGTTCCTGTCCACGCCCTGGGCCCTGCGCCCCGAGCGGATGGCTGCCTTCGCGCATGTGCTGGCGCGCTGGAGCGCGAACCTCGGGCCCACGCCCGAAGGCGCGGCCACCGTCGCGGCCGACAAGGCCGCCGTCGAAGCGCGCCGAGCCGCCGCCTCGCAGGGCGCCGGCGGTGGGGTGATCATGGTGCTTCCGCTCTACGGCGTCATCGCCCAGCGCGCGAGCCAGGTTGAAGACGTCTCCGGCCCTGGTGGTACCAGCACGCAGCGCTTCACCAGCGCGCTGCGCCAGGCGCTGGCCGACGACGCCGTGGCCGGCATCCTGATCGATATCGATTCGCCTGGCGGGAGTGTCTACGGCGTCGGCGAGCTGGCCGACGAACTGTATCGCGCCCGCGGCGGCAAGCCCATCACCGCGATCGCCAACAGCGTGGCCGCCTCGGCCGCCTACTGGATCGGCGCCGCGGCCGAGGAGTTCTACGTCACGCCCGGTGGCGAAGTCGGCTCCATCGGCGTGTGGGCCGCGCACGAAGACTGGAGCAAGGCGATGGACGACGCGGGCATCAAGACCACGCTCGTGTCCGCCGGCGAGTTCAAGGTCGAGGGCAACCCCTACGAACCCCTGACCGACGCCGCCAAGGCCTTCATGCAGACCCGCGTCAACGACTATTACGGCACCTTCACCAAGTCCGTCGCGCGTGCGCGCGGCGTTCCCGTTGCGCAGGTCCGCGACGGCATGGGGCAGGGCCGCGTGCTCGGCGCCGACCAGGCCTTCGCCGAAAAAATGGTCGATGGCGTCGCTACCTTCGACGAGGCCGTCAAGGCCCTCTCGAAACGCATCAAACAACCCGCTGCGGCGAAAGGGGCCTCGCGCCTGGCCGCGGCCAACCGAGCACTGTCGATTTTGTGAGCTGAAACGCCAGCTCCACCCGGCGCCGTTCCGTTGAACGTGCGCCGGCCCGGCCCGTCGGCCGACTGCGTCCACGACCCGCGCTTATTCCTGAGTGCGGGTTTTTTTATGTACGAACCCGGAGAACCCGATGAAATACCGTTCGCCCTTCCTCTTTGCCGCCCTCGTCGGCCTGGCGCTCGTCTGTGCCGCGGCCGTCGCCGACGCCGCTTCGATCGCCCAGATCGTCGCGCACCCGCCGTACACCCCGGACGCGCTGTTCGCGGCCGGCCTGAGTCTCGCCGGCGCCGTGCCGGCCTTCGCCGTCAGCAGCAAGCCCATGCGCGCGCTGCAGGCGAAGAAAGCCGAGCTCGTCAAGAGCGCCCGCGCGCTGCAGGACAAGTTCGCCGCCGAGAACCGGGATCCGACCCCGGAAGAACAGGCGCAGTTCGACGCCCTGTCCGCCCAGATCAAATCGGCGAGCGATGCGATCGACCGTGAAGCGCTGCTGGTGGCCGAAGAAGCCGCCCTGGGCGTCGCCACCTTGCCCGACGGTGCGGTCGCGGTCGTCGAGAACGTCCTGCAGGATCCGAAGCGCGGCTTTGCGCACAAGGGTGAATTCTTCCAGGCCGTCATGCGCGGCAGCGCGAAGAACGCGACGCCCGACCAGCGCCTGCTGATCGGCGCCGCGGCGCCGTCGACCTACGGCAACGAGTCGATCGGGGCCGACGGCGGCTTCGCCGTCCCGCCGGAGTTCTCGACCGAGATCTTCACCCACAGCCTCGGCGAGGATTCGCTCCTGCCGTCCACCGACAACACCCCGGTCGAAGGCAACAGCATGGTCTTCCCGAAAGACGAGACCACGCCGTGGGGCACGGACGGCATCCGCGCCTACTGGCAGTCGGAAGCCTCGGTCGCCACGGCCACCAAGCCGAAGCTCAGCACGACCACGCTGCGCCTCGACAAGCTGATGGCGCTCGTGCCGATCACCGACGAGCTGCTGGCGGACACCACCGCGCTCGGCGCGTATCTGCCGAGCAAGATCGGCGACTCCATCCGCTGGAAGACGAACGAAGCGATTCTGTTCGGCTCCGGCAATGGCACGCCGCTGGGTGCCTTCAGCGGCAACGCGGCCGTGGTGCAGGCGAAGGACTCGGGGCAGGCGACCCTCACGCTGTCGACGCTCAACGTCGCCAACATGATCGCGCGTCTGCCGGCGGGCTCGTACAGCCGCGCGTTGTGGCTCATCAACAACAACGCGCTGCCGGCGCTGTTCACGCTCACCCTGGCGAACTACCCGATCTACCTGCCCACGGGTGACGCCACCTACGGCGGCGCGCAGAAGAGCCCGTACGGCAACCTGCTCGGCCGCCCGGTGATCGTGAGCCAGCACGCCAAGAGCTTCACCAGCCAGGGCGACGTGCTGCTGGTCGATCTGTCCTACTACCGGACGATCACCAAGCGCGGCAGCCCGATGGAGACGGCGATGTCGATGCACCTGTATTTCGATGCCGACGCCACGGCCTTCCGCACCACGTTCCGCGTGGACGGCCAGCCGAAGATCATCAACCCGATCAACCCGGCCAACGGCAGCACCACCATGTCGCCGTTCGTGCAACTGCAGGCCCGGTAATCGGCGTCGGGGCATAACCAGCGGGCCCGGGCGGGCCCGCTGGCTTCGAACTTCTCTACAAAGGACATTCAGTCATGACTCCCAATCAATCGCTCGCCGAAGGGCTGGCCATTCTCGATTCGATCAGCCCGATCAGCCAGGGCGCCGGCACCGTCACCACGGGCTGGGTCAGCGCCGGCAACTTCCACTCGATCATGGCGCTGGTGCAGACCGGCATCATGGGCGCCTCCGCGACGCTCGACGCCAAGATCCAGCAGGCGCAGGACTCCGGCGGCACCGGCGCGAAAGACGTCCCGGGCAAGGCGATCGTGCAGATCGTCAAGGCCTCGGGTGACGGCAAGCAGGCGCTGATCAACATGCGCGACACCGACCTCGACACCACGAACGGCTTCAGCTACGTGCGGTTGTCGATGACCGTCGGCACGGCGGCGAGCCTCATTTCCGGCACGCTGTTCGGCGGCAACGCGCTGTTCGAGCCGGTGAAGGATGCGGGCGCAAGCCCGGCGATCAACCTGGGCAGCGCGAACGTCGTCCAGATCATCCAGTAAGCCACCGTCAGCACGGCAACCGAACGCCGGAGGGGCAGCCCTCCGGCGTTCTTTTTGGAGATTGTCATGGCCAAGCCCAAGAAAGAATTCGTCAAGCGCGCGAAGTTCGTGCGCAACTGGTTCGAGTCCGGCGCGTTGAAGTTTGCCGCCGGCGCCGATTACCCCATCACCGAAGAGACCACCCGCCTGATCGCCTCCGGCGACGCGGAAGAGGTCGAGGTCGAAATGCAGGCCGAGGTCGCCGCGGAAACCGCAGAGAAGACGGAGACCGGTTCGGACGACAAGACCGAGACCAAGTCGGACGACAAGAAAGACGACGGGAAGTAACCCGGCCGCGCCGCCATGCCCCTGCAGCAACTCATTCCGCCGACCGTCGAGCCCTTGTCGCTCGCCGAGGCCAAGCTCCATCTGCGCGCCACACAGGCCACCGAGGACAGCCTCATCTCGCTCCTGGTCGCCGCGGCGCGCGCGCGGGCGGAGATCGTCACGAGGCGGCAGATCGTGGCGGCGCGCTGGAAGCTCGTCCTGGACGCCTTCCCCGGCCCCACGCTGATCGGCGTGCCGGCCGGGGTCACCTTCTCGCTGCCGGCGCACGCGATCGTCATGCCGATCGCGCCGCTCCTGCAGGTGGTGTCGATTCAATACCTGGACATGGCGGGCACGCTGCAGACGATGCCGTCGTCGGACTACACCGTCGACGTGACGGAACCGGCCCGCATCACGCCCGTCTTCGGCAAGATCTGGCCCGTCACCCTGCCGCAGATCGGTGCGGTGACGGTCACCTTCGACGCCGGCCACGCCGCGCCGCTTACGGCGAATCCGGCCGCCGACACCATCACCGTGCCCGGCTGGAAGACGCTGGCCGTGAACGACAGCCTGCGCGTCTCCGTGCGGGACCAGCTCGTGGCCGGCGACGGCGCGCTAGCGGCGCCGCTGGCGGGCTATACCGACTACTACGTGCAATCGGTGGCCGGCAGCAATGTGTACAAGCTCGCCGCCACCAGCGGCGGGGCGGCGATCGACCTCACGGCCGCGGGATCCGGCGACCAGTTCATCGGCGGCATTCCCAGCGGCCTCAAGTCCTGGCTGCTGCTGGCGGTGGGCACGCTCTACGAAAACCGCCAGGCGGTGGTGATCGGCGAGCGCGTGAACATGGCCGCGCTGGAAACCGAGTTCGTTGACGGCCTGCTCGACCCTTACCGCATCGTGATGTTCTGACATGCCGCAGGGGCTCAACATCGGGCTGCTCGATCGGCTGATCACGATCCAGAGTCTCACGGTCAACCGCGACCCCGTGTTCGGCGCAGAGCAAAAAAGCTGGGCGACGCTTGCCCAGGTTTACGCCAAGGTCGAAAACGTTTCCGGCCGCGAGTTCTTCCTCGCCAAGCAGGTGGTGGGGGAGTCGGTCATCCGCGTCACGATCCGCTGGCGCAACGACGTCACCCGGCAAATGCGGCTGGTGCTCGACGACGGCCGCATCGTGCAGATCAACGCCGTGCTGGAAAAGGGGCGCCATGCCGCCCTCGAGCTCATCTGCACCGAGGTGAACACGTGAGCGACGTGGAGATCCGCATCGACGGCCTGGCCGACCTGCAGCGGCAACTCGACGAACTGCCGGCCCGGCTCGAGCGCAACGTCTTGCGCGGCGCGTTGCGCGCCGGGGCGCGCGTTATCCAGGACGAAGCGAAGCGTCACGTGCCCGTGAAATCCGGCGCGCTGCGCGATTCCATCCGCGTCTCCATGCGGGTGCGCGGCGGGCTGGTGCAGGCGTTCATCCGCGCCGGCGGCCGCGGCAAGGGCGAGCCGTTCTACGCGCACCTGGTCGAGTTCGGCACCAGCGCGCACGAGGAACGGCCCAAGGGCGCGAAGTCGCTGTTCTTCGCGGGGGTATTTTCCAGTGTCATCAACCACCCCGGCGCGCAGGAAAAGCCGTTCATGCGCCCGGCGTTCGATGGCGGGGCGCCGCGGGCGCTCGACGCCGTCGTGGACTACCTGACGACGCGCATCCCACGCGAACTCGGCAAGCAGGGCAGCTAGGCCATGCGCGCGGAAAAAGTCGTCAAGTATCTGCTCGAGAACGCCGCCGGCGTCACGGCGCTCGTGGGCACGAAGATCTACGCGTTCCCGCTGCCGCAGAAGACCACCAGCCCGGCGCTCGTCTACAGCAAGGTGAGCTCCGTGGACGTGCCGCCGGTCAACGCCTTCGCCGGCAGCAACATCGCGCTGTCGCGCGTGCAGGTCACCGCGTTCGCCGTCGATTACCCGAGCGTCAAGAACCTGCTCGAAGAAGTGCGCAAGGCGCTGTCGTATCAGTCCGGGCTGATCAACGGCGTGCAGGTGGTGTCGGTGTTGCCCGACATTGAAGGCCCGGACCTCTACGAACTGTCGCTGGTGCTGCCGTACCAGTCCCGCGACTTCCTCATCACGCACTACCAGTAAGGAGAACGACCCATGCCCCCGATCGCCGCCGGCGTACTACAGACTCTGCGTTACAAGGCCGAATCGTCCTTCGGCACCGCGCCTGGCGCGTCCGGCGCGCAACTGCTGCGCCGTGTGTCGGCGGACCTGTCGCTGGAGAAGGACACCTTCGAGTCGGCCGAGATCCGGCCGGATCTCCAGCGCTACGACTACCGCCACGGCGTGCGCAAGGTCACCGGCTCGATCAAGGGCGAGCTGTCGCCCGGCACCTACAAGGACTTCCTCGCCGCCGCGCTGCGGCGCGCTTTCACGGCGGTGACGGCGCTGTCCGGCCTCACCATCACCATCGCCGGCGCCGGCCCCACCTACACACTCACCCGGTCCGCCGGCGATTTTCTGGCCGGCGGCATCAAGATCGGGCACGTCGTGCAGCTCACGGCCGGTAGCTTTACCGCGGGCAACCTGAACAAGAACCTGCTGGTCGTGGGCGTCACGGCGCTCGCGCTCACCGTCTACGTCTTGAACGGCAGCACGCTCACGACCGAGGGCCCGATCGCCAGCGCCACCGTCACGGTGCCGGGCAAGGTCACCTACGCGCCGACGTCCGGACATCTGGACAACTCCTTCGCGATCGAGCGCTGGTATTCGGACGTCAGCCTGTCGGAGTTGTTCACCGGCTGCAAGGTCGCCACCGTGGACGTGAACCTGCCGCCGTCCGGCATGGCCGAGATCGACCTCGGCATCATGGGCCAGAACATCACCACGGCCGGCGCGCAGTACTACACCAGCCCGACCGCCGCCACCGGCACCGGCATCGTGGCGGCCGCCAACGGCCTGCTGCTCGCCGGCGGCAGCAACGTCGCCTACTGCACCGGCATGAAGTTCAAGATCAACGGCGAATACAGCTCGAGCCCGGTGGTCGGTGCGAACCAGGTGCCCGCGATCTTCCCCGGTCGCATCAACGTCGACGGCGAGCTCACCGCGTACTTCCAGGACGCGGTGATGCGCGACTACTTCATCAACGAGACCGAGGTCGCGCTGCTGATCGCGCTGTCCTCCGACAACTCGGCCAACAGCAACGTGCTCACCTTCGCCATGCCGCGCATCAAGTTCGGCGCGGCGCGGAAGAGCGACGGCGTGCAGGGCCTGGTCATGACGCTGCCCTTCGAAGCGCTGTTCAACGCCGCCGGCGGCACCGGCATCGCGACCGAGCAAACCACCCTGCTGGTGCAGGACAGCCAGGCGTAAGCCTGCCCCGCGTCCCGCCCCCGGCGGCCCTTTCCGGCGCGTTTCCTCGGCGCGCCCGGGGCGGCCGGTGGCGGGACGTTCCGTTCGTTCCAAGGAGCCTTTCATGTTGGATCTCGACAGCATCACCCAGGCGCAGACCGCCTCCGTGGACATCGTCCACCCGCTTACCAACCAGCCCACCGGCGCGCGCGTCACGCTCGCCGGGCCCGAGCACCCCACGCGCAAGGCGCTGAAGTGGAAGCGCCAGCGGCAACTGCGCGCCCAGTACCAGAAAGCCGGCCGCGTCGTGTTCGGCGATCCGGAGGAAGACGAAGCCGAGACCATCGAGGTGCTGGCCGCCTGCACGCTCGGCTGGGAGGGCATCGCCGACGACGGCCAGCCGGTGGCGTTTTCGGAAGCCGCCGCGCGCGAGCTCTACGCCCGGCCCGAGCTGGCTTGGCTGCGCGCGCAACTGGCCGCCGCGCTGGAGCAGCAGGAGGTTTTTATCAAGACCTCCGGGAGTGCCTGATCGCGTACGCCCGGCATCACGCCCGCCTGGCCCGCCGGCAGCCCGACGGCTGCACGTTGGGCGAGCACCTGCAGGCCGCCGCCGCGGCGTCGGGCCGCGTGCCCGACGAGCTGGTGGCGCCGCCGCTGCCGCCCGCGGTGGCGGCCCTGTGGGAGGCCTTCGCCGCGCTGTCGGCGGCGCGCGGCAGTAACGGTTTCGGCCCGAATCCGCTCACCTACGCGGACCTCGCGGCCTGGCAACAGGTGCACGGCGTGCCCCTGACCGGCTGGGAAGCCGAGATCCTGCTGGCGCTCGACCGCGTAGCGCTGGCGACGATACACGCACAAAGCGAGTCCTGATTATGGCCACCACGATCGGCACCCTCGTCGTCGAGATGAGCGCCAACGTCGCGCGCCTGCAGCGCGACATGGACGCCGCCAAGAACACCGTGCAGCGCACGGCGGCCGACATGGGCCGCGCCTTCGAGAACGTGAAGAGCGTGCTCGGTGGCTCCGCCATCATCCTCGGCATCAGGTCGATGATCGACCACGTCCTGACCCTCGGGGACGAACTGAACAAGCTGAACCAGCGCACCGGCATTTCGGTGGAGGCGCTCTCCGGCCTGCGCGTGGCGGCCAAGCTGGCCGACGTCGACTTCGAGTCCGTGGCGACGTCGGTGGGCAAGTTCAACCAGCACCTGGTCGAGGCGCGCGACGAGACCAGCAAGATGGGCCAGATCATGCAGGCCGTCGGCGTGGACATCACGCAGGGGCCCGAAGTCGCGCTCGAACAGTTCCTGCAGAAGGCCGCCGGCATCCAGGACGCCTCGCTCAAGGTCGCCGTGTTCAAGGAGGCCTTCGGCAAGGCCGGCGACCAGATGATCCTCGTCGCCAACCAGGCCGAGGAAGCCAAGGCCGCCGCGCAGCGCATGGGCCTCGTGATGAGCGGCGAGACCGCCGCGCAGGCCAACCAGTTGAAGGACAACCTCACGCTGCTCAAGATGGCCGGCGAGCAGCTCGGCATCTCCCTGATGGCGCAGGCGGTGCCCGCGCTCACCGAAACCGCCGCGGCGCTGGCCCGCGCCGAGCCGGGCGCCAACCGTCTGAAGGCGCTGTTCCTGGAGCTGAACAAGTATTTCTACGCCTTCATGGGCGCCACCGTCGGCGGCGACTGGGACAAGCGCACGGCCGCGCTGTTCGAGCAGACGACGCCCAAGGCCGGCGCGGCCGCCGCCGCGGCGAGCGGCGCGCCCATCAACGAGAAAGCGCTGTCCGGCATCTTGTCCGGGGGTGCCTCGGGCGGCGGCCGTGGCAAGGCCGGCCTGTCGCTCGACGACCTGCTCGCCATGGCCGCCATGAAACGCCAGCAGATGGAAGACGACGCCAACAAAACCGCGGACGACGCCATCAAGCGCCAGCAGGAACAGGCCAAGGCCCTGCGCGAATCGCTGGACCCGCTGGAAAAAATCCGCGAGCAGCTCCTGCTCATCAACGAGCTGGAAGAGGCCGGGCTGCTCTCCACGCTCGACGCCGAGGCGTTGCGGCAGGAGGCCTACGACAAGACCGACAAGATGCTGAACGGCACCTACGAGGCGCAGGAAAAGATCAAGAACCAGGTCGACGAGATGAAGGACCTATACCACGACTTCGCCATCACCATGCAAAGCGCGTTCTCACAGGCCATCGTCAGCGGCGGCAAGCTCTCCGACGTGATGCGGGGGCTGCTGAAGGACATCGAGCAGATGCTGGCGCGCAAGGCGTTTCAGGCCGGCGCCGACTATCTCGGCGACCTGATGGGCTTCGGCAAGGACAAGGGCGGCGGCGTGCCTTCGCAAGCGCCGGGTGGCGGGATCGGCGGCTGGATCGGCAGCGCGGCGAGCTCGGTGGGGTCCTGGATCAGCGGCTTCTTCGCCGACGGTGGCCAGATGAAGCCGAACACCTGGAACGTCGTGGGCGAGCGCGGGCCGGAGGTCGTGTGGTCCGGCGCCGGCGGCGGGACGGTGGTGCCCAACGGCGGCGGGGCGTCGCTGACGCAGAACTTCTACATCACCACCGACGGCGGCGGCGATGGCAACGACCTGCAGACAACGCTGATGGCGCTGCGGCCCTACATGGCCTCGACGGCGCGTGAGGTGCTGGTCGAGCAGCAGAAGCCGGGCGGTCTGCTGGGCGCGCGATGAGCGACTTTACCTACAACGTCAGCGCCGCGACGCAGCTGCGCCGGCAGCCGCGCGTCCTGGTGGCACCCTACGGCGACGGCTACGAGCAGCGCGTGCAGGACGGCATCAACGCCAATCCGCAAAGCTGGAACGTCGTGTTCACGCGCGGCGACACCGACGTCGCGGCGATCGAGGCCTTCTTCGAGCTCAAGGCCGGCGTCACGGCGTTCACCTGGACGCCGCCCGGCAAAAGCGAGATCAAGGTCGTCTGCCGGTCCTGGTCGCGCGGCTTCAGCGGCGTCAACAACAACACCCTGAACGCCACCTTCGACCAGGTGTTCGAGTGACGCTCGTTGCGGATGTCCAGACGTTTGCACCGGGCACGCTGCTCGAGTTCTACGTCATCGACCCGACCGCCCTGGGCGGCACGCCGGTCTACATCTCGTCGGGCCTGAACGTCCTGCAGACCGACATCACCTGGCAGGGGCAGATCTACACCCGCTTCCCGGTGGAAGGCTCCGGCTTCGATCTCAGCGGCCGCGGGCAGTTGCCCACGCCGAAGCTGGTGGCGGCCAACGTCTCGGGCCTGTTCGGCGGCCTGCTGCGCACTTACGACGACCTGATCGGCGCCAAGGTCACGCGCCGCCGCACGCTCTACAAGTATCTCGACGCCGTCAACTATCCGGGCGGCGTCAATCCGTCGGCGGATCCGACGCAGGCGTGGCCCGACGACGTGTTCTTCGTCAACCGCAAGTCCAACGAGAACAACCTGCAGGTCGAGCTCGAGCTGGTCAGCGCGTTCGACTGGCCCGGCCTTGCCCTGCCGCGCCGGCAGGTGGTGGCCAACGTCTGCACCTGGCGGTACCGCTCGGCCGAGTGCAGCTACGCGGGGGGCGCCAAGGCCGACCTGAACGATGTCGCCACCACCGACCTGTCGCGGGACCAGTGCGGCAAGCGGCTGGCGAGCTGCAAGCTGCGCTTCGGCGCCACCGCGCCGCTGCCCTATGGCGGGTTCCCCGCCACGAGCCTGATCAAATGAACCTGCAACCCGCCACGCTGGCCGCCGTGCTCGCGCACGCCGCCCGCGAAGCGCCGCGCGAGTGCTGCGGTGTCATCGTCGACGTCGAGGGCGCGCAGCAGTACTACGCCTGCCGCAACGTCGCCCAGGACGGCCAGCAGTTCGAGATCCACGGGCTGGACTTCGCGGCCGCCGAAGACGCCGGCCGGATCGTGGCGATCGCGCACTCGCACGTCGGGATCCCGCCGATCCCGTCGCCGGCGGACAAGGCCGGCTGCGAGGCGTCCGGACTGCCCTGGCTGATCGTGAACCATCCGGTCGGCAGTCACTTCATGTTCGAGGCCACCGGCTACCGCGCGCCGCTGCTGGGCCGCGCCTTCGTGCACGGGGTGCACGACTGCTGGGCGCTGGTGCGCGATGCGCTGATGGAAGAGGTGGGGCTGACGCTGCCGGACTTCCCGCGGCGCGAAGGCTGGGACCGCGGCGGCGAGGACCTCTTCGAGCAGCACCTGGCCGCGGCCGGGTTCGTGAAGGTGTCCGGGGAACTGCGGAAGTATGACCTGCTCGTCATGCAGATCGGCGCGGACGTGCCGAACCATTGCGCGCTCTACCTGGGCGAGGGCGTGATGCTGCACCACCCGATGCGCACCCTGTCGCGCCGGGCCGTCTTCGGCGGCCACTGGGCGAAGTGCCTTCGTTTTGCCGCGCGGCATCAGACGCTATGCACACCGCAACCCTGACGGAGATCCGGCTGCACGGCGTACTGGGCATCAAGTTCGGCCGCGTCCACCGCTTCGCCGTCCATTCGCCGGCGCAGGCCCTGCGGGCGCTGTGCTCCCAGATCCGGGGCTTCCGCGACCACCTGCAGCGCTACTCCGAGCCCGGTTACAAGGTGTTCGCCGGCGCCGAAGGCCTGGCGGTGGACGATCTGCAGCTGCGCACGGGCCGCAAGGTGATCCGCATCGTGCCCGTGATCGCCGGCGGCGGCGCGGTGTTCAAGATCATCGCCGGCATCGTGTTGATCATCGTCGGCGCGATCCTGAGTTACTTCGGCTTCGGTGCCGGCACGCCGCTCATGAGCATGGGCGCGAGCCTGCTGTTCAGCGGCGTCTCGGAGCTGCTGTTCTCGGCGCCGAAGCCCAAGGTGTCGCAGAACGAGGCCGCGAACAACCGCCCGAGCTATTCGTTCAACGGGGCGGTCAACACCAGCGGGCAGGGCAACTGCGTGCCGATCTGCTACGGCGAGCTGCGCGTCGGCTCGCAGGTGATCTCTGCCGGGATCCAGACGGAACCGCTGCCGTGAGGATTCCGCGCAAGAAGAAGCTGCCGCTCGCGGTGGCGGCCGCCGTGCGGGGCGCCGGCGGCAAGGGCGGCAGCAACAGCGGCGGCTCCACGCGCGCGCCGGTGGAGGCCCCGGACAGCCTGCGCTCGCGCCAGTACGCGACGGTGCTGGACCTCGTGTCGGAAGGTGAGATCCAGGGACTCGTCAACGGTCTGCAGTCGGTATATTTCGACGGCGTGCCGCTGCAGAACGGCGACGGCTCGTTCAACTTCACCGGCGTCGTGGTGGACTCCCGCACCGGCACGCAGGGCCAGACCTACATCGAGGGCTTTCCCTCGTCGCAGAATGAGGTGGCGGTCGGCGTCGAGGTGACCAAGGCGCTGTCGGTCACGCGCCAGATCACCAACGTCAACGTCAACGCGGCGCGGATCACGCTGGCGATTCCGCAGCTGACCAGCGCCAACGTGACCACCGGGGACTTGTCCGGCACGTCGGTGCAGATCGCGATCGACCTGCAGTCGAACGGCGGCGGGTTCGTGCAGCAGGTCCTCGACACGATCGCCGGCAAAACCACCACGCGCTACAACCGCAGCTACCGGGTGGAGCTGACCGGCAGTCCGCCGTGGGATATCCGCGTGCGGCGCATCACGGCGGACAGCCTGACCACGAACGTCGTGAACCGGACGTTCTTCAGCAGCTACACGGAGATCATCGATCAGAAGCTGACGTTTCCGAATTCGGCGATCGTGGCCACGCAGGTCGACGCGCAGCAGTTCAGCGGCATTCCGTCGCGCGCGTTTCACATCCGCGGCATGCGGGTGCAGGTGCCGAGCAATTACAACGCCACGACGCGCGTCTACACGGGCGTATGGGACGGCAACTTCCAGATCGCCTGGACGGACAATCCGGCGTGGTGCTTCTACGACATGCTGACGTCGGAGCGCTACGGCCTCGGCGCGTTCGTCGATGCGTCGCAGATCGACAAGTGGTCGCTCTACGAAATCGCCCAGTATTGCGACGAGCTGGTCAGCGATGGCTTCGGCGGCCTGGAGCCGCGGTTCACCTGCAACCTGTATCTGCAGGAGCGCGCCGAGGCCTACACCGTCATCAACAACATGGCCTCGATCTTCCGGGGCATGGCGTACTGGAGCTCGGGCGCGATCACGGCCGTGCAGGACCGGCCGTCCGATGCGGTAATGCTGTTCAACCGCTCCAACGTGATCGACGGGCAGTTCAAGTACGAGGGCAGCGCCCGGAACACCCGCCACACGGTCGCGATCGTGGCCTGGAACGATCCGTCGGACGCTTACCAGCAGAAGGTCGAGTACGTCGAGGATCTGGCCGGGATCGCCCGCTACGGCGTGGTGCAGGGCGAGACGCTGGCGTTTGGCTGCACGTCCCGCGGTCAGGCGCACCGGGTCGGCCGCTGGATGCTCTACAGCGAGCGGATGGAGACGGAGACCGTCACCTTCCGCACGGGGCTCGAGGGCATCCTGGTGTATCCGGGGGCCATCATCAAGACGTCGGACCCGATCCGGTCCGGCTCCCGCGTCGGCGGCCGCGTGGTGAGCGCCACCACCACGGCCGTGACGATCGACTCGCCCGTGACGATCACGCTCGGCCCGGTCTACACGCTGTACGTGATGGCGGCCGACGGCACGCTGCAATCGCGGGATCTCGGCAACGCACCCGGCAGCACGAGCGTGCTCAACCCGGTCACGCCGTTCAGTGTGGCGCCGTCCGCGCAGGCGGCCTGGATCCTGGCCGCATCCACGCTCGAGCCGGAAGTGTGGCGCGTGATCGCGGTCACCCAGCCCGACAAGTCCACGCTGCAGGTGATGGCGCTCGCCTACAACGAGTCCAAGTTCGACGCGGTCGAGCAGGACCTGGTGCTGGAGATCCCGACGACGTCGACGATCGGCGCCATGCCCGATCCGCCGACGAACCTGAGCGCGAGCGAGCAGCTCTGCCTTGCCGGCGTCAACGCCGTGGGCACACGGGTGACGCTGTCCTGGGAGGGCACCACCGGCCGCTACGTGGTGGCTTACCGCGGCAGCGTGGGCAACTGGGTGACGCTGCCCGAGCTGGTGTCGCAGACCATCGAGATCGACGACCTGCTGCCGGACCTGTACACGTTCTCGGTCAAGCAGCTCAACGCGCTGGGCATTCCCAGCGTGGCCGCGACGCTTACGCAGGAGATCTACGGCAAGACCGCGCCGCCGGCGGACGTCGGCGGCTTCAGCGTCATCAAGTCGGCCGGGTTCGGCCTGGCGCAGTGGACGCCGGCGGCGGATCTCGACGTGCAGGTGGGCGGCACGATCGTGATCCGCCACAACCCGAACACGACGGGCGTCGTCTGGAGCGACGGCATCATCGTCGGCGAGTTCACGGGCTCCGACGTGCAGGGCTTCGTGCCGCTGATGACCGGCACTTACATGGCGAAGGCCGTGGACAGTTCCGGCAACTACTCGCTCAACGCCGTGAGCTTTGTGGCGACCGAAGGCCTGGTGACGGGCTTCACCACGGTGGGATCGAGCATCCAGCACCCGACGTTCACCGGCGCCAAGTCCAACGTGGCGCTGGTCGGCACCTCGATCCAGCTGGACAGCAGGGCGACGGTGGACAGCATGGCCGCGCTGGTGGACGACTGGCCCTTCATCGACGCGCTGGGCGGCGTCTCGGCGACGGGCAGCTATGCGTTCGACACCTACCTCGACCTGTTGAGCTCTACCACCCGGCGCTTCGAGGCGGACATCCGCTCCACGGGCTTCGACACCGGCGATCTGATCGACTCGCGTCTGGACAACGTGGACGACTGGGGCCTGTTCGACGGCTCCAGCGTCGACGACGTCAATGCGGTGCTCTACATCAGCACCACGCCCGACGATCCGGCCGGCGCGCCGACATGGGGCCCTTACGCGCCGTTTTTCGTGGCGGACTTCACCTGCCGCGCGGCGCGCTTCCGGCTCGACCTGGCAAGCGCGCAGGCCACCCACAACATCGCCGTCGACACGCTGCGCGTCGATGCGAAGGTGCCTGTGTAGAAAACAAGGACTGAGGACTGAGGACTCAGGACTCAGGACTAAGAGGAAGTGCCTCAGTCCTTAGTCCTTAGTCCTCGCAACTTTCCAAAGGAAACGCCATGACCGACCAAGTGCAAGCCGCCGAAGCCGCCGCCGAGGCGATCGAGGCCCTGCCCGAGGAAGCCAAGACGCCGAACACTGTCTTCGTGGCCGACGTCGACGCCGACGGCGTCTTCTGGGGCGTCAAGGAGATCGCCGCCGACGCCGTGACGGACGAGCACCTGGTGGTGCCGCCCGACTGCGATAACCGCCCAGGCGCCTACCGCCTCGAAAACAAGGTGCTGGTGCCCATCGAGCCGAAGCGGCAGAAAACCGCGCCGGCCGAGATCACCAGCGACCGGGCGTTTCACGCGCTGTGCCAGGCGCTGCAGGAGCAGAAGGTGCTGCTGCCCGCGCTCACCCTGTCCTGGATGGCGCAGTACCAGCAGAGCGTCGACGCCAATTAATTGCAGGACTGAGGACTAAGGACTCAGGACTAAGAGGGTTTTCCTCAGTCCTCAGTCCTTAGTCCTCGCCTCTCTCCGAAGGAATCCACCATGACTTTCCGCACCCGCCGCAGCCGCCGTTTCGCCATCGACCGCTTCCCGAGCGAGCTGACGCCGATCGCGCGCCACATCTGCTTTTTGCAGGGCGACCAGAACATCGCCAACCAGGCGGGCGCGGCGTTCCGTTCGGATCTGAACAGCGAGCTGCAGGCGCTCGTCACGCTGAGCTCCGGCGCCACTGCGCCGGCGACGACCTACGCGCGGCAACTGTGGGCCGACACCACCACCAACACGCTGAAACGCCGCAATGCCGCGAATTCGGCCTGGCTGGTGATCCGGTCGCTCGACGAGACGTTCATGCTCTCGCGCTCGAGCAACACGATCCTCGGCCTGTCCGACATCGGCAAGACGATCGTCGCCACGTCCAACTTCACGCAGACGCTGACGGCGGCCGCCACGCTGGGCGACGGCTGGTGGATCGGCTACCGCGTCGAGTCCGGCGTGACGATCACCCTCGACCCGAACGCGAGCGAGCAGATCGACGGCGCCACGACCAAGGTGCTGGTGGGCCCGACGTCGGGCTTCATCTACTGCGACGGCAGCGCGTTCAAGACCATCGGCTACCCGACGGCCGGCACCGCGACGGCGGTGCCGGTGCGCCAGACCGTGCTGAACGGCGCGGTGGATTCCAACGGCCTGCCCAGCTTCGGCGGATCCACCGGCAGCACCACGGTCACGCAGACGGGCGGGGCGCTCACCCTGGCCGCCGCCAATGGCTTCGGGTCTTCCGGGGCCGTGGACCAGGTGTTCCAGATCACCAACCCGTCCTGGACCGGCCTGTCCACCAACGGGACGATGTATCTGTACGTGGACTACAACGGCGGCAGCCCGTCCACCGGCAGCACCACGCTGGCGCCCACCTACCAGTGGGGCGGCACCTACAGCACCACCGCCAACCAGCACACCTTCAACATCCAAGAGATGACGATGAAGGTGGGCAACGGTTCGACCGCATCGCAGACCTACCGGGTGTTCGTAGGAGAAGTCACGGTCGCTGGCGGCGTTGTGACGGCGATCACCTGGTATGCCCTGATGGGGCGCTACACCTCCGCGTGGACGGCAACGCTGCCGGGGAACGGGGCTGTCGTTTCTTTTAATCACAACATTGGAACTAATTTTATTGAGGGCATTGACTTTCTGGCCGAATGCACAACGAACGACGCAGGCTTTGTGGTCGGAGAGCAAACAATCTTACGCATCACATATCCCGCTACAAATGCTGCCAACCTGCAACCGCGCATTGGAAGGAACACTTTTTCCTTTGCCGTTGCATCAACCAGCACAACTTTCTATGTTACCAACCCCACCACGGGCACGGGCTCGGTTTTGACGGCTGGTAGTTGGAAATACGCAGGCATCTGTAGACGGAGGTTTTGATAATGTGGACAAACGACGGAGTGACTATTGTTTTCGGCGACCAGCCTTCTGGCTGGCGGGCCGCGGCGGCGATGACGCGGGCCAACTACTCGTACCGCTTTGAGTGTTACAGGGGCTGGTGATGCGCGCCCTCATCCTCTGGCCCGTCCTGCTGGCCTTCCTCGCGCTCGGCGCGGTCTTCGGCCTGGTCATCGTCCCGATCGCGGCGCTCGGCCTCTCCGAAGCCGCCACCGCGCTGCCGGCGTGGGCCTACCCCTGGGACAACAGCGACGACACCATCAACGGGCCCGTCGAGAACCGGGGCACGAGCTGGTGGCGCCGCGTGCTGTTCCTGGCCTTCCGGAATCCGGCGCACAACCTCGGCCATATGCTGGGCTTCGAGGAAACGCCCGACACCACCTACCACCACCTCGGCAACCCGAAGACCTCCGACGACGTCGGCGGCGAGCCGGGCCTGCTGCTGGTGTGGGCGCAGACGCTCCGCGACAAGGAGATCGAGCCCGCCTGGATGGTCTACGCCGTGTGGCGCTACCCGTTCCTGCGGTCGCGCTGCCTGCGCATCAAGGTCGGCTCCAAGCTCGCGCCGTTCCGCGACCGCCAGGCGCAGCCGCACCACACGGCGGCGCTGGCGTGTTCCATCAATCCGCTGCATGGCTATCGGGGAGCGTAAATGTTCCGCTGGGATTTCAGCATTCTGTCGGACCATTCCCTGATTCAACTGGCCGCCGCCGGCGGCTCCGTCGCCACCGGCACGGCCTCGGTGCTCACCGCGAGCTGGTCGATCGACATCTTCGGCGTCTCGGTCTCCGTGCTGCTGGCGGGCTTTGCCGGCGCGCTGATCGCGCTGTCGTTCCTGCCGCCCTATAAAACCTTCAAGGGCATGGTGGCGGCGGTGGTGGCCGGCACGCTGATCGCCGCCTTCACCGAGCCGCTGATCGCGCACTACAGCGACGCCCCGGCCAAGCTCGCCCAGGGCATCGCCTTCATCACCGGGCTGGTGGCGCTGTCCGTGATCCCGCTCGCGCTGCGGTCCGTGCCCGAGTTCTTCCGGGCGCTGGCCGACCGCATCCGGGGCAACCCGTGGGGCGGCGGCGGCACCGGCGGCGGGAGGGATGAGTCGTGAACCTCGCGCCCTTCCTCGACATCGTCTTCGCCGGCGTGCTGCTGGTGCGCGCCCTGGCCAACATCAACGCCATGCGCCTCGGGACCACCAAGCACTGCTACCGGGCGCTCAACATCGTGGTCGCCGTCGCCGCCCTGGGCGTGATCCTGACCGCCTTCTCCGGCGGCGAGGTGCGCTACTACGCCCACATCGCCATCACCGGCGCGCTGGCGATCCTGGTCGTGATCGGCCGGCGGCAGGCGGACAAGCTGTCCGCATGAAACGCGCCGCCGCGATCTTGCTGCTGGTGGCCTGCGTGCTGGCCGCCGCGTGGCCGCAGGCCGCCGAAGACCGCATCGAGGTCTATCGCGACGAGAAAACGGGCGAGCAGTTCATCCGCCTGGACGACGCCCGACGCCTCGTCGAGCTGATGATCCAGCAAGCCGCCGAGATCCGGCGCCTGAAGCAGGGGGCGGGCTGCACATGATCACCCTGTCCGAATACTTCATGGGCCGCGACGTCACGCACGCCGGCGAGCTCACCCCGGACGTCGCCGCCAACGCGCAGCGCACCGTGACGCGCGTCAGCACGCTCCTCGAGATCGCCGCGCGCGACGGCGTCGAACCAGGGATCGACCAGGTCACCGGCACCGAAGTCGCCAGCGGCTGGCGGCCGGCCGGCGTCAACGCCCGCACCGCCAACGCGGCCGCCAACAGCAAGCACCTCACCGCCGAGGCCTGCGACCTGCAGGACACGCCCGGCCGCACGCTCGCGATCTGGTGCCTGGCGCATCTCGACGTGCTCGAGGCGCTCGACCTCTACATGGAGCGCCCCCAGTGGTGCGCCGGCCACGGAGATCCGTGGGTGCACCTGCAGACGCGCGCACCGCGCAGCGGCAAGCAGGTCTTCATCCCGTCCAACGCGCCACCGCAGGCGCCGCCGTTACCTGGAGAACCGCAACCATGAAGATCGGCAAAGTGCTGCGCAACGCCGAGGGCGGCCTGTTGTTGTTTCAATGCCCCGGGTGCGAGTGCATGCACCAAGTCCGCGTAGGGGTTGACGCACATCCCTGCTGGACGTGGAACGGAGACGTTCATCGGCCGACGTTCAGTCCGTCGATTCTGGTGCGGTATTCGCACCACGTTCCGCCCGTCACACCGGAAAACATGGAGGAGTGGCGCCGCGCGCCGTGGCCGCAGACGAAGGTGGAGGATGTTTGCCACTCCTTCGTGACCGACGGCCAGATCCAGTTCCTCAGCGACTGCACGCACAAGCTTGCGGGGCAGACGGTGCCCTTGCCGGACGTCGACGACTGAGGCGAGCATGAGCAAACTCATCACGTTCTTTATGGGCGGTGCCGGCCGCATCCAGGCGCTGCTGATCGCCGCGGCCGCGCTGGCGATCCTGGTCGTGATCGGCCGGCGGCAGGCGGACAAGCTGTCCGCATGAGCCCATGCCCGCCTTCCGCATCCACCGCGTGGACATCGCGGACGCGATCGTGCGCGCGGCCATCGAGTCGCTCGACGACGAGGTCTTCCCCGGCGGCCTGACGCGCCACCGCGGCTACTTCGGCGCGTGGTGGATCGCCCGCGCCGGCCGCGAGGTGGCCGCCTACGCCGCCGTCTACAAGGCTGGCAAGACGCCCAACGCCGGCTACCTCGCCCGCTGCGGCGTGCTGCCCCGGTTCCGCGGCCACGGTCTGCAGAAGCGGCTGATCCGCCTGCGCATCCGCCACGCCCGCGAGCAGGGCTGGAGCGCGCTGGTCACCGACACGCTGAACGACAACTACGCCTCCGCGAATTCCCTGATCGCGTGCGGCTTCCGGCTCTACCGGCCCGAGATTCCCTGGGCGACGCACGACTGCCCGCTCTATTGGCGACTGGAGATGCAATGCCGCAACAACCGCTGAAGCAGGCCGAGATCGACCGCACCCTCAAGGTCGCCAAAAAGCACGGCTACACCGGCGCGCGGCGCGCGTGGAAGGCAGCCGCCGCCGCCCGCGCACTCGGCATCCCGATCGGGACCCTGAATTCGCGCTTGTCCCGGATCACCAAACAAGGCCTCGAATCCGCGGAACAGAAGGCGGCGCGGCTGCAGCCGGTGTCGGCGCTGCTGGACGATCTGGTCGAGCGCCTGAAGGCCAACCCCGCGCTGACGGAGCAGGAGTTTCTGCGGTCCACGCCCGTCGCGCAGCCGATGCGCTACGAGCTGATCTACAAGAACTGGCGCAACTTCCGCACCGCCGCCTGGCGCAAGCTGCCCGTCGAGGCGAAAACCCGCCCCGACCTGGTCCACGCGGCCGTCGCCAAAAAGCCGCTCGCCGCGCAGGAGCTGGCCGCGGCGCTGTGCATCAAGGAATCCCAGGTCGACGCCGCCGTGCTGCGCGCGATCGACGCCGGCTACACCCTCTACCAGCGCGCCGGCCGCATCGGGCTGGACGACAAGCCCTCGCCCAAGCCCTACAACCCGCAGCTGCACCTGTTCGAGTCCGACGCCGACGGCTGGATCCGCTACGGCTTCGTCACCGACAACCACATCGGCAGCAAGTACGCGCGTCTGGATGTCTTGAACGCGCTCTACGACCACTTCGCCGCCGAAGGTATCACCCGGGTCTACAACGCCGGCAACTGGATCGACGGCGAGGCGCGCTTCAACCGCCACGACCTCGAGCCGTGGGCGCACGGCATGGAGGGCCAGCTCGCCGGCTTCGTGAAGCACTACCCGCAGCGGCCCGGCATCACCACCTACTACGTCGCCGGCGACGATCACGAGGGGTGGTACGACGGCATCGACATCGGCCTGCGCGCCTATCAGACGGCGGTGGACGCCGGCCGCAACGACCTGCGCTACCTGGGGTACATGGAGTCGTACATCCGCCTGCGCCACAAGCGCCACGGCAAGGGCTCCGTGATGGGCGTGGTGCATCCGGGCGGCGGGTCGGCCTACGCCATCAGCTACAGCCCGCAGAAGATCGTCGAGTCGTATCAGGGCGGCGAGAAGCCGGCGGTGGTGAACTTCGGCCACTACCACAAGATGGACGTCTTCAATTACCGCAACGTCTGGATCATCCAGGGCGGCACCACGCAGGACCAGACGCCCTTCATGCGCAAGAAGCGCATCGAGGCCCACGTCGGCGGCGTGCTGGTGGAACTGAAGCTCGACGAGAAGGGCGCGGTCACCACCTGCCGCACCGAGCAGATCCGCTACTTCGACCGCGGCTACTACAACTTCCAGTTCGACCGCGCCAACCCGGTGCGGCGCTTGGAGGTGCCCGCGTGATCACCCTGCAGGCCTACTGGATGGGCCGCGACGAGACCGACGCCGGCGAGCTCACCCCCGACATCCGCGACAACGCCCAGCGCACCGTCACGCGCTGGCGGGCCCTACTCGAGATTACCGGCAACCAGGGCCTCGAGCCGCCGATCGGCGGCTGGTGCTGGGCCAGCGGCTGGCGGCCCGCCGACGTCAACGCCCGCACGCCCGGCGGCGCCGCCTTCAGCAAGCACCGCACCGGCGAAGCCGGCGACGTCCGCGACGCCGTCGACCGCCGCCTCGCCCGCTGGTGCCTGCAGAACCTCGACGTGCTCGACGCCATCGGCCTGTGGATGGAGCGGCCGCAGTGGACGCCGACCTGGGTCCACCTGCAGATCGTCCCGCCGCGCAGCGGCAAGCGCGTCTTCATCCCCAACAACAACCCGCCCAGCGTGCCGCCGCTGCCGGGGGAGGTGTAGCCATGCCCATCCTGTCCTTCTTCACGTCAGGCCTCGCCCGCTGGCTCGTGCTGGCCGTCGTGCTCGTTGCCGTTGTGCTGATGGCCCGGCTGCACTGGAAGCAGGAAGGGCGCGAGGAGATCCTGCGCGAGAACGCGGCCGCAGCCGTCCGGATCATCACCCGGCAGGGCGAAGCCACCGAGCGCGTGGTGACGAAGTACCGCACGATCGTCAAGCAGGCCGAGCCGATCGTCCAGACCATCGAGAAAGAGGTGATCCGCTATGCGAACGTCAATCCCGGCTTTTGTCTTGATGCTGACTGGCGCCGGCTGCACGACGCCGGCGCCCTGGGTGCCGTTCCCGCCGCCGCCGGCGGAATTGATGCTGCCGGCCGAACGCCCGAAGCCCCTCCCGCCGCCGTCGCCCTCCAAACCGTCACCGACAACTACGCCGCGTGCCGGCGAACGGCAGCCCGCCTAGACGGGCTGCAGGACTGGGTGCGGGAGCAGCAGCAAGTGCGCTGA